ATGGTTCTGAATGGGAACAAGGACACGACTCAATGGATGGCGATTTTGATTCCGGAATGGCATCCGCTGGACATGGTACAGATGAGGACTACGGCTACTATGGTGAAGGTGAAGAAGTAGAAGAAGGCGGAGGCGGAGGTTATGCCGCGGCTTTGCGAGCAAAATGGGAAAAAGAAGGCCGTCCACCAGCAGATCCCAAAAAGACTAAAAAAATGCCAAAAGATTGGTTTAAAAAACACGGTAAAAAAGTTGGTGGCTGGAGCGGCGAATCTGACAATGCAACAAAACGTGAATCAATGAATCATTTTGCTAAAGTTGTTGCAGATGGTAATAAATCAGTACAAATGCTTACTGAAAGTGAAGTTATACAACCAGAAGTTATACAACCAACAGGCCTACAAGCATATATTAATAAACTTGAGGAAAGTAAAGATGAATCTATTGATGAATCTATGTGGGTTGGCGGCAGTCCAAAGCCCAAATCAGGCAACAAGGGTGGAGGAAAAAGAAAAGGCTCGAAACCTGCTGGAATTAAAGGTGGCCCAAAAACAGGACCTACGGCAAAAGTATCATTAGCAGGCGGAGGATTATCACCATGAGAGTACAAGAAATAATAATTGAAGATAATGTATCTGAAGCAATGGGCGTAATGAAGGCTAATCCTAGTATTAAAAATTTAAGCAAACACCAACAAAAGCAAATTGATCTTAAAAAGAATGTTCAAGCTCATGATGAGCTTACAAAAAATCTTGGTTATAGTCCTGAAAAATCAACTCAGGCATTAATACATGCAAAAAAACATGGTATTGAACCAAGTGCAATGGTACAAAACTCTCCTCAATATAAAATGCGAGGACGTGGATATAAGAGTATCCGTAATAAATAAAAGTGTAATTTAAAGGTTGACTTTATTTCAACCTTTATGTTATAATAAGTTCATGAGTGCAAACGGCACGAATGATCCAGGCAATTAACGGCAAATATAGGAGAATTACTATGCCTACCTTAGCAGAAATAAGAGCGAAGTTAGTAGCTCAAGAACAAAAAACCGGTGGTAACTTTACTACCGACAATGCAATTTACCCCTTTTGGAATATCCCGGAAAACACAACTGCAACATTAAGGTTCTTACCTGATGGTGACGCAGAAAACACTTTCTTTTGGCAAGAACGCCAAATGATTAAGATTCCATTTGGAGGTGTTAAAGGCCAAGACGAAGGACGAAATGTTTTAGTCCAAGTTCCTTGTGTAGAAATGTGGGGCAAGGAATGTCCAGTTCATGCGGAAATACGTCCTTGGTTTAAAGACCCATCTTTGGAGAACGAAGCTCGTAAGTATTGGAAAAAGCGGTCTTATATCTTCCAAGGATTTGTGGTAGAGAATCCACTTAAAGATGACGAAACTCCCGAAAATCCAATTCGTAGATTTATTATTAATCCGTCAATTTACAAAATTATATCGGCGGCATTAATGGATCCTGACTTTCCAGAGATTCCAACTGATTACGAAAATGGTACCGATTTTAAACTTACCAAGACCCAGAAAGGGCAATATGCAGACTATTCAACATCTAACTGGGCTCGTAAAGAAAGAGCATTAAATGAGTTCGAAAGAACCGCAGTTGACACAAATGGCTTGCATACTCTTAACGATTTTATGCCAAAGCAACCAAACGACGACGAAGTTAAAGCAATTTTCGAGATGTTTGAGGCTTCGGTAGCCGGTGATTTATATGACCCAGAAAAATGGGGCTCATATTACACACCAGCCGGCATGAGTAAAACTGGGGGTGATACTAAAACAGTTCCTACTCCAGCACCTATAAGCGAACCTGCAAGTACTGTTGAACAACCCAAAGCAGAAGAGCAGACACAAGCAGATCCGCCGGTAACTGAAGAGGCAACTGACGGTAATAAGCCTTCAGCAGATCAAATTCTTGCGATGATCCGTGAACGTAAGAATTCCTAATATATCTTAAATCAGCGGGGCAGAGATGCCCCGCATTTTCTTGGAAAGTTAAAAAATGTCTAGACCTTTTGATATTTCAAAATTCAGAAATAGTATTACAAAAGCAGTACCAGGAATGGCAGTAGGATTTCATGATCCTGTTGATTGGATTAGTACTGGTAATTATGCTTTAAATTATTTGATTAGTGGAGACTGGAGTAAAGGTATTCCACTTGGTAGGGTTACATGTTTTGCAGGTGAATCAGGTTCCGGTAAAAGTTATATATGTTCCGGTAACTTAGTTAAACAAGCACAAAAACAAGGTATCCTGCCTATTATACTTGATTCAGAGAATGCCCTAGATTCAGATTGGCTAGAAGCAATTGGTGTTGATACAGCCGAAGACAAACTTATGAGATTTGGTGTTTCAATGATTGACGAAGTAGCAAAATTTATAAGTGAATTTATGAAAGGGTATAAAGAACAATATTCAGATGCACCTTATGAAGAGCGTCAAAAAGTTTTGTTTGTAACTGATTCGTTAGGTATGTTACTTACACCAACTGACATTGACCAATTTGAAAAAGGTGATATGAAAGGTGATATGGGTAGAAAACCCAAAGCACTTACTGCCCTTGTTCGTAATAGTGTTAATTTAATTGCAGGGAATCCTGTAGGAATAGTTGCTACCAATCATACATATGCATCACAGGACATGTTTGATCCAGATGATAAAATTAGTGGAGGGCAAGGATTTATATATGCTTCCTCTATTGTAGTAGCAATGAAAAAACTTAAATTAAAAGAAGATGAATCAGGAAATAAAATAACTGATGTACGTGGAATTAGAGCGGCTTGCAAAGTAATGAAAACACGTTTTGCAAAACCTTTTGAGAGCGTACAAATTAAAATACCATACGATACTGGAATGGATCCGTACAGTGGTTGTTTAGATTTGTTTGAAAAAGCAGGTGTTATCGTAAAGGATGGTAATAAGTTAAAATACCAAACTCAAGACGGTAACGAAATTAAAGAGTTCCGTAAAAATTGGGACCATGAAAAACTACAAATTGTAATTAATGAAACCGGTGATAAGGAAATCCAAGCAGATACAATCGTTAAAATGGCAGAGAATCTTATAAATAAAGACAACTTTGACGAGGATGTAGTAGATGCAGATGAATGATAGTGATGTAGCCTTTTTTCATGATTTATATGACATGTTAAAGGCTTATACTGATAAAAAGGAATTAGAAGAAGCAACTGATCAATTGGTTGAAATTTTTGAAAATTACAGTTATACTATAGAAGATAGTTTACATAGTCTTAGAGGTTACAGTAAGACGCTCGATGCCGTGCTTGATTCAAGATACGAGGAAGAGCTAGATGAAGAAGAACCTGATGATTATATATATTAAATGTCCAATTGGTTTATAAAAGTACAAAAGGATTTAAGTAAAATTCCTGATTGTATTGATTATTTTAATGAAGAATTAAACAACATAGGGTTTGAAGTTTCAATGAAAGGTAATCTTGAAAAAACTTCAAGAGAAATGCCCGGTATTGTTGCACATAGATTTAATCAATTACAAGAGCTTGAAAGTATATTAGAACACCTTAATATTGAAATGCGAAGAGAACGAGGTAGACTATTTAGGAAATATTTAGAGCATTACCAAAGAGCATTATCAAGTAGAGATGTTGAAAAATATGTAGATGGTGAGCAATCCGTTTTAGATTTACAAGGATTAATAAATGAGGTTGCTTTTGTCCGTAATAGATATCATGGGCTAATGAAAGCTCTTGAAGCCAAGCAGTTTCAAATTAATAATGTTATTAAATTGAGAGTTGCTGGATTAGATGATATAACTTTATGATTGAACAAGAATCGGGGCTATTCCAAACTATAGAAGAGGCCAAGGTTGAGGCAAAAATAATTGCTGAGTTTTATAAGGAAACAGTGGTGGTAACAGAGCATATAGATGGGTTCGAGATTGAAATGTATCCAGAATGGGCGTATACTGACAAAGAAGTTAAACTTTTTGTCGATCCCGACACCATTTATGCATAATAAATAAAAAAAAGATAGAAAAAGTGAAAAAAATAGGAAAAAAAGGTTGACTCTTTGGCTAAAGATAGTATAATACATGTATAGTTAATAACAAGGCTAACACAGGCAAACACAGGAGACAACATGATACAGCCAGGAACGCAAGTAACGTTAACCGGGGGCGTGTACAGAGGAAAAGGAATGAGTGGAACCACTGGAATTCTTGTTAAAGAATACCAAAATTTTAATGCTCCAAAAGATGGATGGGATGGTTTTATTACTATCCGCACAGACGATAATAACATCCGAGTCAAAACTACCAGTTCAAATTTTGCACCTTACGTAACCCTTGAAGAAGGAGACACAATGGTTAGTGAAGCACCAGTAGTTGTTGAAAAGACAGACGAAGAGCGTATTTCAGAAATTAAAGAGCGTTTCGAAATTTTGGATGAAATGACCCAAGCCAGTGTAGATGGAATTGTACGTGGAATGGTTGTAACAGGACCTCCTGGAGTTGGTAAAAGTTTTGGTGTTGAAAAGGTACTGGAAAAGAATAGCATGTTTGATAAACTTGCTGGTAACACTATTAAATTTGGTGTTGAAAAAGGTGCCGCTAGTGCAATTGGTTTGTACCAGTTACTTTACAGGTATGCAGATCCAGGAAGCGTTTTGGTACTGGATGATTGTGATAGCATCCTTTGGGACGAAGTTAGTTTAAACTTGTTAAAGGCGGCTTTGGACTCCAGTAACAAGCGAATGATTAGTTGGAACACAGAGAGCTCAGCATTACGTAGAGAAGGTGTTCCGGAGAAATTTGAATTTTGTGGATCAGTTGTTTTTATCACAAACTTAAAGTTTGATAAAGTTAAAGGTAAAATCAAGGACCACTTGGAAGCGATTCTTTCAAGATGTCATTACTTGGATTTGACACTTGATACAATGCACGATAAAATGCTTCGTGTAAAACAGATTGTTGCAGACGGAATGCTTCAAAAATACAACTTCAGTAAGGCAGAAGAAGAACAGGTAGTTAACTTTATGGAAGCCAATACTGATCGTTTGCGAGAAGTTAGTTTGCGAATGGTAACCAAACTGGCAGACCTTAAAAAGATGTCAGATCATCGTTGGATGACACTTGCTGAGAATACTTGCATAAAGCGAGGATAAGCGAGTTTCAAAGGTGTTGGTGTACCTAACTTGGAGCCAGCACCTTTTTTTTTTGGCAATTAAATGGATTGCATAATAGAAATAAAAGACGAAGTAAATGTTAAGATACACAATTTAAGTTTAATAACAAGGCGTAAACTAGAGAAAAAGTTTAAGTATTTTATGCCTTATGCTTATCATGTTCCTGCATATAAATTAGGTCGTTGGGACGGTTGTGTTAGTTATTTTAGCCCTGGTGCCGTTACCTACCTAAATCTTCTTGAAGAAATCATTCCAGTACTTGTTGATGAAGGTTATCAAATTAATATAAAAGATAGCCGCGATTCTACTGCATTAGATTTTATTACAGTTACCCAAGAAACCCATAAAGATAAAAAATGGCCTAAAGGTCATCAAGATGTAGGTAAGCCAATTATACTAAGAGATTACCAAGTTAGTATTATAAATCAATTTTTATCACAACCACAATGTTTACAAGAAATTGCAACAGGAGCAGGTAAAACACTTGTTACGGCTACATTAAGTCAGTGTGTAGAGCAATATGGTGGCACTTTGATTATTGTACCAAACAAAGATTTGGTAACTCAAACAGAAAAGGATTATATTAATTTAGGACTCGATGCCGGTGTGTATTACGGGGATAGAAAGGAACTGGGCAAAACCCATACGATATGCACTTGGCAGAGTCTTAATGTATTAGATAAACGATTTAAAGATGGTGAAAGTGAATTAGGCTTACATGATTTAATAGATGGTATTAGTGCAATTATTGTTGATGAAGTACATATGGCAAAAGCAGATGTACTTAAACGATTACTTACAGGACCATTTGCAAAGGTACCAATCCGATGGGGATTAACAGGCACAATCCCAAAAGAGGATTGGGCCTATGTATCATTAGTTGTTAGTTTAGGTGGTGTTGTAAACCGCTTAAAAGCGTCGGATTTACAAGATCAAGGTGTACTTGCAGACTGTAAAGTAAATGTCTTGCAATTACAGGACACAATACAGTATAATAACTATGCTAGTGAGTTGTCGTATCTTACGACAAACGAAACTCGCATGGCTTACATTACAGAATTATTAAAAGATATTATT